GCCTCCTAACCTCAACCATCTTTCCAAGAGACAGAAGGAGAGGCATGCGCTTCTTTTAAAGCAGTACAAGTTAGGGTTGAAGCAGCGTGAGGCTCAGAGTAAGTCGTTCCCTATTTTAGATATAAAGCCCCATGAGAAGCAGCAGCCTGTTTATGATGATGTATTTAATAAAAAGAAGGGGGTTGTATTTCAGGGCGGAAATCGATCTGGAAAAACTTTTTGGTTGATAACACAAACTCTGGCTTTGCTTTACGGTAAGGAGTTTTGGGGGGATCGGCGGGAGTTGCCGTTCAAGCCGCCGGTGAAGGCGCGTCTATTGGGGGAGGATTGGACGTTTCATATTGGGGGGGTTTTAATACCACTTTTGGAGGAAATGGCCCCTGATTATCTCATAAAGCGCAAGAAGCGCAATCAGGTGGGGATTGATTATTTATGGGAGTTTTACAACGGGTCGAGTTTGGAGTTAATGACCTATGAACAGGACGTAAAGAAGTTTGAGGGTTGGCATGGTCATTTCTTCGCTGCTGATGAGCCTATGCCGAGGGGTAAGTATATTGCGTTAAAGCGTGGTCTTGTGGATTATGGTGGTATATTCCTGATGAGTTTTACGCCTTTGAGTGAGGCATGGATCTTTGACGAGATTGTAACGAGTGGTAACCTGGACTTTGGTATTCACTTTGTGGATATTAAGGATAACCCACATTTAGGTGAGGAGGAGATAAAGGACTTTGAGGCGAGTTTAACGGATGATGAGAAGGAAGCCCGACTTCGTGGTCAATGGATGCACCTCAGTGGGTTGGTGTATAAGGAATTTAATCACAACACCCATGTAATACCTCCCTTTGAGGGTGGGGAGATACCGAGGAGGTACACTTGTTATGCTGCGGTTGACTTTCACAGCCGTTTACCCCATGCCATTTCTATTGTGGCTGTTGATCGTAACAATCATATAGTTATATGTGACGAGATCTGGAGGCATGGGAGTCCGAACGATATAGCAGATTGGCTGATCGATTGGCATTTAAAGCGGCATCCGCTTGAAACTATAATTATTGACGCATTGAGTAAGGGGGATGGTAACCAATATGGTGGTTATAGCAGTCATGATGTCATCGATGAAAGACTTTCTGCGTTCGGGATACCATTGGAGGTGGGGAGCAAGGATGTTAGCAACGGTATTAGGGCTGTTCAGGACTCGCTTATGAGCCGTAACAACCTACCTGCGCTGTTTGTGCACCCTCACTGTGAAAAACATATATACGAGTTCACTCATTACTTGTGGCCTACACAGAGGGATAAGACAGCGGAGCATCGGACACCCTCCCAGAAGCCACAGGATAAGGACGATCATTTTATGGAGAATTTAAGGAGGTTGGTGGTGCTACCTGCGGAACACCGGGGGGCATCTGATAATAGCGGATGGCTGACACAGGCGAACGAGGCTTTTAAGCCGGTTGACGCTATAGCGGGGTATTAAAGAAAAAAAAAGGGGGGTAAAAATGAACAGACGGAAAGCAATAATAGGTTTAGTGGCTACTGCGGCTGCTATGATGTCTGGTGCAGGGCGTTCTATTGCGGCTGGAAGAAATGATACGGTTTGTGGTAATAAAGAATCGTTATTTTTAGACTTTAACACAGGCCCACAGAATATTGTATTTGATGTTGATTCGTTTGAAAAGATAACCTTACAGTCCCCTTGTGGTGATGTCGAATTGAGTATGAAAAGTATATATGAAGAACTAAAGAGGGACACAAAATTAATATATAAGGGGAAAGAATAGGAGATAATTATGCCAAGTCCAGAGGGTTGGGCAAAAAATGCCGTAGGAAAAACAAGTTTAGGAGCGAATACTAAAATGCCAAAAGAAACCAAGAAGAAATCAAGTAAGAAAAATGGGGACAAGGATTGTGATTGTCTGACCTGCTTTTATGGTAACCAGGAACCGGGGATGCCGGTGTGTAAGATATATGAAACACTACCGCAACCGAACCATTTCGCGGGGTTGAAGTTACCTTACTGTCCCAGATGTGGAGAGAAAGTATAAAATAATTAGTTAGTTTACAACTTGGGTAATTTAAAGAGGCATATACGGATGCCGTATCATTCGTGTATTGCCTCTTTTTTTTGCCCATAGGGGATGGACATGGAAGAAAATATATCTCGCATCAATAAACGTGATGTCGCGCGGGTAAAAGAGGCTTTTGAGCGGAACCATATACCAAGGGACAAGCGCCGGGTTACCATCCAGGAAGGTCACACAACGCATAAGCTGACAGTTAATGAACTACGGAATTTTGTAGATCACAACAGGGATAAATAATGGCAGACCGTAAAATAGATTCATTAGCTGGTGTAATACGGGCCAAGTATATTCGATGGGACACCGCTCGTAAATCCAAAGAGCTAAAGTGGCAACAGTATTACCGCACCTATCGTTGTATTGAAAGCACTGAGGATAAGACCCGTAAGAGTGAGCGGTCAATGATAAAGATGCCTGCTACGAAACAGGCGATTGATTCAGCATACGACCATATCATGCGATCTGTGTTCGGTATAGACCAATTCTTTGATATCGAGGGCAGACAATTCCAGGACAAGATACCGGCTGAAATATTAAAGCAGTACATTAAGTATCTTTTCTATAAGGAAAACTTTGCGCGTAAATACGGATTGAGTGTCAAGGAGATGCTTTTGTACGGCACCTGCGTTGCCAGGGTTACTGTAAATACTGCCCGTGAAACCAAAGTCGTTATGGAAGATCTTACAGAGCAGACTGAGTTTATGGACGATTTTGGGGAGATGCAAATTGAGGATGTCGTAACGGGCCAAGAGGCGGTGATGGAATATCGAGACACTAACCGGCCTGAATATATTCCAATATCTGTTTTCGATTTTTTCCCGGACCCCATGGCATCAACCTGCTGTGATGGAGAGGGTGTGATTGTCCGGGCTTTCCCATCATATCAAACCCTTAGAGGTATGGAAAGACGCGGTGAGATAAAGGGTATTGGTCTGATTGAGGAGAAAACTTCACCCTCTTATCAACGTGACGACCAGGAAGCATTTAAACGTAGGTTGGCTTATACCGGCATACAGCCACAAGCCGAAGATTCAGGGAAAAACCCCATGACTCTTGAATATTGGGGTTGGCTGGAAGCAGATGTACTGAAAAAGGCAGGGTTTCCAAGGTCTGAGATTAAAGACGGCGGCGCGGAGGTCACCGCTATAGTGTGTGGCAACACGGTTTTAAAACTCATACCGAATCCGTTTGTTACCGGTGAACGCCCGTTTATGAAGTCGTGCTACGAGGAAATCCCACATGAGTTCTGGGGTATGGGTGTGGCAGAGGCCACAGAGGGTCCGGCGAGGGCTTTAGACGCAACCATTAGGAGCAGGTTGGACAATAAGGCGCTGTCGGTCAATACCATGTGGGCGATCAACACAAGACGTATGATACCGGGGCAAAACCTGTCTTGTTATCCTGGTAAGGTGTGGCTTGCGAATGGCCCTATCAGGGAGGCGATAGAACAGTTCAAAGTCGATGACGTTACTGGCGGTACTTCAGATGAAGCAATGGAGTTTGAGCGTTATATACAGGAAGGCGCAAGAATAAGCAAGGCTTTAGGTGGTCAACCCGTAAAACGTGGTGAGATGAGCGCAACTGAATCTCATGGCTTAAACCTTGCCCAGAATGTGAGAATTATCAATATAGTCGATTCTTTAGAGCGGAACCTTCTCCAACCTACTCTCAGGTGGTACTACCATATTATACTACAATTTCTTGAAGTACCGGAACAGGTTATTGTCACACAGGAACAGGCCGGGATCAGGGAAGCCTTACCGATGATGATAACCCCACAACACATTGCCGGTGATTTTGATTTCATCCCAATGGGCGCTGCATCAATAGCAGACCAACAAAAGCTCGCCAAGGTGCGGGATTTTATGATGCAGGTGGGGTCAAGTCCTATTTTGCAACAGATGGTGAATATGCGCTTGTTGGTAGAGAAAAACTACAAGCTAGTGTTTGGAAGTAGAGATATCGAGCAGATGTTTACGGTAGAGCCGCAGCAACAGCAAGCACTTATAAACGCACAGAATATGCAGGCTCAGGGGTCGCAGCCAAGACCGCCTAATCAGCCTGCCGTGCCAGGGGGTGGTAGTGGAGGAGCAGTTTAATCAACAGGAATTAGAAGATAAACGTATAATTGAAAGAATCGCACAACACAGTAAAAGTGCAGGCTATAAGACGTTATTTGACCTGTTAGATATGGAGATAGAACTTTGCCGTGACGGTTTAGAGGGCGCCAAGGGCGATGATGTTATTAGATATCAAATGGCAATCACGGCTTACAGGGGGTTAAAAGAAAGGATACTATCAGCGGAGCATATAGTAGAGGCACTCGAAGCAGACACGCCGGAATAACCCGGTCCTGTATAGATAATGGGATACGCTGAAATGGTACGGCATTACGGCCCCCGAAGGGAGGCAAGATGCCTAAAGCGAAAGCGCAAGCGAAAGTAGAGGAACTAAAACCACAGGAAACACACAAAACACTGACAGAATCGATACCCCTTGGGCCACAGATGGATTTTACGAGTATAGTCGATGGTGACATTACTCCGACCCAAGACCCAAAGGCGATTCTACACAGGGGTGAACCTGTAGTTAGAGATGCTGAAGAACCGGACACCGATGAAGGACACACGGAACCAACCGAGCCTGACCCGCCCGAACCTGAAGCAGAAACAGACAATTACCAGCAACGGTATGAGGAGTTACAAAGGAGATTTGGAGAACAGGGTACAGAGTTAGGGACGTTGCGACAACTTGTGGATCAACGCATTATGAGTCCACAGCAGCAACAGGCCCCGGCGCCGCCCCCGACACCCGTAGAGGACATCGATTTTCTTGAAAACCCACAAGCCGCTATTGATGCGATAACAAATCAGGTCGTGGAAAGGGTTACACCCCAAGTCTCGAATATGTTTGAGAAAAACACGGGGTATCAGAAGTTAATCGGAAAACACAGTGACCATGTGGCTGTCGTAAATGATCCTAAATTCAGGGATTGGGCGTTAAAGACGTTTCCAGGGTCTATGTTAGCACTAGCTGACAACGACCCGGACGCTACTATTCATATATTGGATATGTATAAAGAAACGACTCAGCAACTAGCCCCGGCTGTGACTCCCCAAATAGACGAAAAAACCGTTGCCACTAAAATAGCAACCAAACGCCAGGCTGCAAGAACCACCGGGGGCGTAACACCCGGACCAAAGGACTCAGGGGGAGAGAAGATGTACTCCCGAATTGAGTTGATGAACATGATGGTGAACGACCCCATGAAGTATGAGAGTATGCAGTCTGAGATCCTTCGAGCGTACAAAGAAGGGCGCGTAAAGTAAGAAAGGAGATTTATCATGGCTTGGGCTGATAATGCTGTCGATGGGACAGCTCTATCGGGTAGTACAGACTCTACCCATAAATTTATACCGGAAATATGGCGTGACGAAGTAATTGCAGCACGTGAAAACAATCTCGTCTACGCTAAATTTTTCCGTAGGATTAATCACGTTGGTAAAAAGGGTGATATAATCCATTTACCGACCATTAGTAATGTATCTGCAACCGCGAAAGCCGAAAGCACGGTAGTGACGCTGGTCGCTGCTTCTGAAACTGACAACCAGATTCCTTTGGATAAGCATTACGAAGTATCTCATTTATATGAGGATTTTGCAATGGTGCAAGAGGCTTATCAGGTGCGTCAGGAATATACTCGGAAAGCAGGGTATGCGCTGGCAAAGCAGATCGACACGGATATTAATAGCCTTGTCGAGTCAATTTCCAATTCCTCTCCTGACCATTGGATTGAGGGTGACGGAACTGACGCTAACAAAGCGGCTCCGGCTGCTGTAGCACTGACTAAAGCTGGTGTAATAAGGGCTATCGAGCTTCTGGATATTGCCGATGTACCTGGTAATCCTGGGGAACGCTTTCTCTTAATTAACCCTGAATCCAAAGCCGACCTTTTGGCTATTGACGATTTTACCCTTTACAGTGAGTTCGGTCAACGGCCTTCGCCGTTAAAAACCGGTCTATGGGGTTCGATCATGGGCGTGGATGTGGCGATGAGTAATAACCACCACGCGACCACAACCAATAGCATTGAGTGTTGTGTAATGGGCCACGCTGAAGCCTTTGCTTGCGCTATCCAGATGGATGTGCGCGTACAGGCTGATTATCATCTCGACTACTTGGCAACATTAGTCGTTTCTGATGTCATTTATGGTGTAAAAATTTTGCGTGACGACCACGCAATTTGTATCACCACAGGTCCGTAAACCTAATTGGGAGGGGTAACTCCCTCCCTTTTATTAAGGAATAAGCATGGCAATATCAGCACCAATAACGACATGGGCGACCCTAAAGACTGCGGTGGCGGATTATCTGAATAGAACCGACCTTACCAACCAGATAGAGCTATTCATCCACATGGCGCAGCGTAAGTTGGAGAGAACCCATAACTTTGCGTATATGGAAAACAGAACCACGCAAGCACTTACATCCGGTGATTATTCATGGGCTATACCGACACGATATAAAGATATGATCGCAATGAAGATCATATACGATAGCCGGAAATATCCCACAATAAAGATGACACCTGATGAAATATTGAGTTTTAATACTCAACTTACAACTGATACCGGTAGACCTACGAGATGGGCTTATCTACCGTCTGACAGTAGTAAATTCTGGGTAAGACCTACAGCAGATCAATCATACACGGTAGATATAACTTATTACAGATATTCAGCAATATTGTCGAATAGTAATACTACAAATTGGCTAGTAACTGACGCACCCGAGCTTATACTTTATTCCTCATTATTGGAAGCAGAACCGTTTCTACACAATGACAAGAGGATTGAGATATGGGGTAAAATGGCAGCAGGGGCGTTAGCAGATATAATAAACACCGAAACTCAGGAGTGGTTAAAACCAAATATGGAGA